TGGCTCATTCATCTTGAAAGCCAAAAAGAATGGTGTAGCTTCCATCGTTGATGGCACCGCAGTTTCTAGCTAGTCTATTTAGAAGCTAGTAACACAAAACCCCCACTTGACAATGAGTGGGGGCTTTGGTATAATGAATGGTATGGTAGCTTTCAGTGCGGTACGGTAAGACCACCGCAAGGAAACAACAGAAAAGCCCCTCCGACGGGGGCTTTTTATGTTATTATTGTAGTGAAGGCGGAATTAAGCCCTTGTACCACGACATCCGACCGGGGGTTCGTCAGCGTCCGTCCTGTGAGTGTCGTTCGATCCGACTTGGTGGTATGCGTAGATTAAGACTTAGCCTCAACGGCTAGGTCTTTTTGTCCGATAGAACGTTCGCTTAGTAGCTACTATAAAGCGCTTAACGCCGATTTAACAGAGGTACTATAAAGAACTATAAAGTTCGCTTATGTCTGATAGAATGGCGATAGACTGTGGTATAATAAAGTAAAGGTTCCAGCTTGCCGATTACAAGCTCTAGGGCTTAGGCGGGCTGGTCTTTTTTATGTTGAGGACATTTATGCCCTAAACATGGTATAATATAATTACAGCTGAGAGGCTAGACCTGCCGATGAAGGCTGGGAGACGATACTGAGCTCCCATTGAATACCACAGGTCGCTTTAAGCCTCGGCCACCAACCGAACAGCAACAGCAATGTTGGCAACTTAAGGTAGGTGGTTTTTTGATATAATGATAATATGAATGTTAAATTACATACGGGTTGTTCATGCTTCCACTGCCGAAGAGGAAGAAACAAGGTTGTCAGAAAATGGTACCATCGCAAACTACGTAGGCTACAAAACCGCCAATTAAAAAACACTGGCGATATTAAAGATGCAACTATTAGTATCGGCTATACTGACTAATGTGGTATAATTAAACTAATGGCGGTGCGATAGGTAACTATCATGCCAAAGCGCAAAAAGAAATCTTGTGGGGGTAAATAATGTTTGGTGGTGGATTGCGTCCTTATCGTTTAGCTCCAATCAACCGTGGGTGTGTTAACACGGTGGTATTTTTGGCGCAAAAACCAGATGGGACTTGGATTGATAAAACTAGCAAAAAACTCTATTTAACTTGCAAAACGCAGCCGTGGGATATGGACGCTGATGACTCTGATGCTGTATTTAAGGTCCAGGGGACTATCCCGGATAGCACCAATGAGCCGGGCCGTGTTGAGTTCACTTTATCAGAAACACAGTGCTATTTAGATCCAGATAAGCCATACTTTGTGGATATTGTGCAAACTGATAGCGATGGCACAAGCAATGCCGACAGGTTGTTTATTGGTACATTTAATGTGGTGCCAGGACCAAATAACGCGCAAGCTGGTGGCGAATAAAAGCTATATTTGTGTTTTTGTGTTATAATAGACTTAATGGCGGTGCGTTAGTTAATAACGTGACGAACTATCTTTTAGGGGGATTATGGACATAGGGGTTGCTCTACTAGGCTCTGCCGGTCTATTTGGCTTTATCCAATTTTTGATTTCTAGGCACGATGTTAAACAACGTGATTTTGCACAAATAAAAAATCAATTAAACAATATTGAAAACAAATGCGACAGGAATGAGCTAGCAACTACTAGGTTGCAGCTGTTCTTTTTGATTGAAACTCAACCTGAGAACATTGACGCTATTGAAACCACGGCTCAAAGGTACTTTATTGAGCTTGGTGGCAATGGGGAGGCTTGGGCTGCGTTTCATAGATGGGCTGAAGCTCACAAAATAGATACAAGTTGGTATAAGGCTCTACTTATTAGAGAGAAAGGCAACAAATGAATGTAATAAAACAAATTGTAAAAGATGGTGATTATGGCACACAGACAATCAAGATGATTGTTAAAGAAAATGAGCGTGGCCCACAAGGCGAGAAAGGTGATCCGGGCGAAACTGCAACTATAACAGCAGGGCAAGCCTATTCTGTGCCTACCACTTCTAGCCCATCAGTAATAAATACTGGTACATCCACAAATGCGGTGTTCGATTTCTATATCCCAAAGGGTGAAACCGGTGAAACCGGTGCTCAAGGTCCACAGGGCGAACAGGGTATTCAAGGCCCACAAGGTCCTAAGGGTGATACCGGTTCAGAGGGTCCACAAGGTCCGCGTGGTTTACAAGGTCCTAAGGGTGATACCGGGCCACAAGGTATTCAAGGTCCGGTTGGTCCAGAAGGCCCACAAGGCGAGCGCGGGATTTCAGCAACTATCACGGTTGGCTCAACTACGACTTTGCCATCTGGTTCAAGTGCTACAGTTACCAACGTAGGTTCTAGCTCGGCTGCGCGCTTTAATTTCGGCATTCCTAAAGGTGATAAAGGCGACACTGGTGATACTGGCCCAGCTGGACGCGATGGGGCTATTCAATACACAGCTGGTACTGGTATTGAAATCACTTCGGGCAATGTTATCCAAGCCACCGGTGCTGCGGTAGCGACTTGGGGTGGTATTCAGGGCACCCTAAGTAACCAAACTGACCTTAAAAATGCTTTGGATGCTAAGCAAAATACTTTAACTGCTGGTGATGGCATCACGATTTCAAGCGATACGATTTCGGCGGATATTGTGCCGGCAGATTTCTTTACTGCCGGAGATAATGTGACTGGAACTGGCTCGACTTTGGCATTGGATAAGACCATTGAGGCGCCAATTCAGAGCATAGAACTCGATGGCGATACCACGCAGCAGACTTATACTGGGAAGAATTTGTTATATATTCCTAGTAGGGATTATACGAGTAATGGGATTGTTTGGTCCTGTTCTGGAAATTCCGTTAATGGTTCTGGCTCATTTAGTGGCCAGACTTGGTCTGTGTTTATCAACTCTGCAACTCTTTCTAGCCCTTTACCAGCGGCAACTTATACGTTATCTATAAAAGATCCAATGCCTTCACCGTATCGATTAGAGTTTAGCGTATGGGATGAAAACAATGCACGGTCAAACTATACTATTCCCTCTGGACAAACTTATGTTACTTTTACAAGAAGTAGCTCGATTGTCAGAATTAGTGTAGGTATTGCAGGTGGAACTATTGGTGCCAGTGTTAGTTTGGATATAAGTGATATCCAGCTAGAAGTGAGTTCTTCCCCTACTTATTTTGAACCTTATGTTGGTGGTTCTCCTGCTCCTAACCCAGACTATCCACAAGATATACACGTAGTGACTGGCGAGCAGACAGTAACGGTGAATGGGAAAAACTTAGCAAGTCTGCAGACATCTGCAACTAAAACTGTAGGTGGTTTAAGTTTTACCACAGATGATGGGTATATTTATATCAACGGGACAGCATCAGCAACTGATAATTTCTATTTTGATACTTTTAGAACAACAAGCGGCTCTGCGGTTTTTTCGGCAGAAGTTACTGGCTATACTGATAAACCATCTAGTAACTCGGCTATTGTTTTACAAAGTAGCCCAGATGGCACCTCAAACTGGACATCTGCCTCAACTATATGGCTGACTTCTACTGAGCCTAAGAGTTACAGTGTGACATTGGATAATAATAAATATTATAGGATTAGGTTGTTGACTACAAATACTTCTGTATTTACAAATGCAACTATCAAACTTCAATTAGAGCTTGGCTCTACCGCCACCCCATTCCAGCCATACCAAAGCCAATCCTACACCGTAGACCTCGGCTCTACCGAACTCTGCAAGATTGGCGATCACCAAGATTATATCTATAAAGGTGCAGATGGGTGGTATGTGCATAAAGCGATAGAGAAAATAATATTTGATGGGTCAGTTGACGAAGACTGGGCGATTTCTTATACGGGAACACAGAATTATTTTTACAGATATCACTATATTTCTGACTTTATGTATATGGGAAGTGGTAGAGATGGATGGGTGAATAGCATGGCACGACCAGCAAGCGTAGGTTCAACCACTACTGCGTGGGGGAGCATGATTACTAATGTCGGAGAACTTCGTATTAGATATAGAGAAGAAATGACAATCGCAGCTTGGAGAGCTAAACTTTCTACGACAAATATGGTAATTTACTATATTGTATCTACTTCAACCGATACTAAAATTACAAATACAACCCTTATTGGCCAGCTTAACGCTTTGGCTGGCGCATCATCTTATCTCGATACTACTACATTTATAGCAACAGCTACCGGAACCAACTTGCCTGTTATTTTAGACATTGACGCTTACCGAAAGAGCCTAGCAGCCACAAACGATTTACTCGCAACTATTCCAGAAGCTCAAGTGCAAGCCGACTGGACGGAAGCCGACAGCTCGGCCGTAGATTATATCAAAAATAAGCCAACTTTAGCTACGGTGGCTACAACTGGTGCATATTCAGACCTATCTGGCACTCCATCACTTGCTACGGTAGCAACGTCTGGCTCGTATAGCGATTTGTCAAATAAGCCGACAATACCAACCGTGAATAATGCCAAACTCACCATCCAAAGGAATGGTATGTTGGTGAATAGCTTTACGGCCAATGCTAGCTCAAACGCTATTGCTAACATCATCGTCCCGACCAAAACTAGCGATTTATCAAATGATAGCAACTTCGTAGCGTCATCGGCGCTTTCAACTGTGGCAACATCTGGTAGCTATGCTGACCTATCCAACAAGCCTACTATACCAACCATCACGATGACAAGTACAGATCCTGGGGAAGGCGTGCCTTTGGCTGCTAACAACTTTATCGCCGTGTACGAGGCATAAGGAGGTTAAATGTCCACTACAATCACTACGTCTTGGAAGAAGATAAAAGAAGTTTATTGTGGCAATACTGGTTACAATGATGTTTATTGGCGAATGTATGCGCGTATAACATCGCAAAGCAGCACAAACACAACAGTAACGGTCGAAGGGCGAATATATGTAGCGGGAAGTTCTGGAAACTTTTATACGGGGGCGGTAACTACTTCAGGTGGTGTGGTAGGTAACTACTCTGCTTGGGGTATAGATGCATCTGGCACGTATTATACTGGCGAAACGGCTATTTGGGGTGGTACCGATACGGTAGCCACTTCAACCGGTTCAGTTAATGCTGGCGTTCGGTTTTACTCTAGCCCTTGGGGTTGGACTGGGGACAATCTTTATATCAGTGATACTCTTGTATTTGCTACGGCACCAACTATGCCAACCGTATCGGCCGTGCTCAATGATGAAAATACGGCTGCAACTGTGACTTGGGGAACAACTAGCTTTGGCCTACCATCTACTGGTTCAGTTTATCTTTACGGCGATACAACGGCATCGCCGACCAACCTTTTGGCCAATAAAACTACGACTGGCGATACAGACTATACATATAGCTCATTAGTTGGTAACACAACCTACTACTTCCGGTCTAGCGCCACTAACGGCGTTTTACCGTCTGGTTATTCTACGGATGTATCAGTAACGACAAAACCAAGCGCGCCGACCGTTACACTTGGGGATGTAACGCAGACAACGATTGATATAAATTGGGCAACCGGTGCGGATGGAAACGCGGCCAATAAGTTGGTGCAATATTCGCTAGATAGTGGCACGACTTGGGTGACTATGGAAACCGTTACCACCGGTACGGCATCGTCTGGCACTTATACTATTGAAAACTTAACGTCTGATACTCACTACACAATTCAAACTAGGGTTTATACCACAATTGGCACTGCGGCTGGTGCAACACTCACAACAAAGACACTTGCGTCATTTAAGAATTATGGCTCGGTTAATGGCGTAGCCACTCCAATTGTCAAATGGTATGGCTCTGTTAGTGGCCAATCCAAACAGATTGTCAAAATGTACGGCTCTGAAGGGGGAGTTACTAAGCGCATATTTTAATTAAAGGAAAGGAGTAAAAATATGCAAGAAGAAATAACAGCAAAAGAAATCTTGGACGAGTACAAAGGTACTGCCGATGTGGTCGCTCAAGATGAAGGCGAAGACCTTATAAAAATAGACGAGGAGGGTGAATAGTATGGCGTGGAAACAAGTACAACCATTTGATTTAAGCAAAATGGGGACAAAACCAGGGCTTTGTTTACAAAATGTTCGGTTAGCGTTCGGTGTGCCGGCTAAGTATTATGATGCAAAGGCTGCTATGCTAGCCAATAAAAATGCGGGCACTTTGCACGATATATCGACACTGCCAAAAGACGTGGCTGTGCCGGTGTTTGTAGATACTGCTAGTATAAACGAGCACGTTGAAGCGGCTGACTGTGGTACATTTTACTCTGATGGCAAAAAGGTTACTGATCCATACAATCAAGTATTTTTCGGTTGGGGCGAAATCTTGAACGATGTGCGTATTGTAGAGTTTGTGCCCGATCCTGAACCAACGCCAGAACCAACTAAGGTTTGGTACACATATAAGCAAGGGGATACCTTTGGCCAAGTAATTAAAGACTTAGGGCTTGATGAAGGCCATTTATGGGGCGAAGATGGCACGGTGAAGTATTATACCGACCAATTATGGGCTACGCAACCAGATGTCTTTGATGCCAATGGGAATATCAAGATTGGCGTGCCATTCTATCTAATACCAAGGATTTAGGAGGAATATGGACAAGAAATTTTTGCCTACTTGGCTCTATGAAACGTTGCGTTGGTTTGTGTCTATTGTCTTACCAGCAATTGCTACTTTAATTGCTGCGCTAAATGCAGCGTGGAATTGGGGTTGGCCAATTGAAGCTATTTTGGCTACGTTCTCGGCAGTTGAAACATTCTTGGGTGCAGTGTTCTTGGGTGCCAAGATTGCGAGCAACTAACCACAAAGCGGGTGGCGCTATTTAGTTTTGCTCTTTTAGTACCTTAATATCGCAGTTCTGATACTAATTTTCGTAAACTTCTTAAATACACTCTGTACATCAAATAAACATTTAACCAAAGGTGGGTTTCCCCAAAGGAAAGAGCTAGGGGAAGCCCACTAGAGCCATGATTTCTGGGCCGTTCCCCCACTCCTTAACTCCGCGGCCCAGAAACCACGGCTTTAGACCGTGAAGGCACGTTAAAAACTCATGCACAAAAAAGGAGGTGTTTGTTATGAAAAAGAAACAGACCAAGAAAAGTAAACCCAAAACTCCATTTGACAAGCACCACATCTTCTATATCCGGAAAGACTGGAATAAAGGTGAGTTGGAGAAGCTGAGATTATACCATTATTGTGTTGTGAAAGTTCGTAGAAATACGTTGCATAGGTATCTTCACACACATTTGGCGTATATCCCGGCTCCGAACGAGCGCTATGGCCCGCTTATCATCAACCACCTGAAGTTTTTAGAAGAGAACGGTGCGATTGGCCCAAAAGACACCCTTGAAAAGCGACTGGCTGTTCTTATCTCATTGTTTGAGTTCGTAGAACAACCAACGGCGGACGCTCTAAAAGAGCAACTAAAAATCGTGCATGAGTTCAAAAGCCCCCTCAAATGAGGGGGTGTTTTTATGTATTATTCTAAAATGTGTTATAATGTAAGTAATGGCGGTGCGTTGGTATATCAACGTATGGTGCAATCTTTAGAGCAGTATGTAGCGCAGGCAACACAGGCCTATCAGCCGGCGCAAACAGCTGTCCAAAATCAGATAAATGCTCTATCTGGTCAATTAGATGCGACTAATGAGCAAATAAATAGAAATTATGCCCAACAGCAAGCGGGGCTTAATAGACAGAAAAATATGGCCGCTGAAACGGCATCTATGCAAGCCGCTGGTTCGGGTGGCTCTTTTGGTGGCGCGGCCAACCTAGCCAATAGAAAGTATTATGATCAGACATTCGTGCCGGCAGTAACACAGCTTAGAACTGGTCAAGCCAATGAATTGGCACAAGCTCGCCAGGCGAATGAGAATCAACGCACAGCACTTAATTCGCAATTATCTCAGCTTCAAGCTCAGGCTAACCAAGAAGCTTTAAGACAGTATTGGAACGCGCAAGAGGCCGAAGCACAACGGCAAGCGCAACTCAGGGCTCAAAGAGAAGCTAACGCGGCTCAAAATGCCTATTATAAATATCTCATGGATGCAGCTAAAAGCGGTTCGGGTGGTAATTCTAGTATCGGTTTTATCGATTACTTGAATAGTGATGCCTACAATAGAGCACTCCCATCTGATATGAGTGCCTCAGAAAAGCAATACTGGACGCAGAAGATGATTGAAAATTATACCAATGCAAAGAACAACAATGATCAACGTGCGCTAAATAATATCTACAACGGTTCAGTATGGCAATCTTACCTGAACCATGTTGGGAGGAGCTAATAATGAATGACGATTTGAAACTGTATAATAGTTTAACACGTGGCGGCAATAGCACTTATAATGCAATCGGTCGGACAGCTAGTAGCAATGCTAGGGATAAGTTGTCTTCAAATTCTTCCAATAGTAATTTTTTCACAAAGCGAGCTAGTTCTATCGGTAATGCAGTAGGAACTACTTTATCTGCGCCGATTTCTTTAGCACATGATATTGGCGAGAACATCGCAACACAAAAATTCCTAAGTGATAGCAAAACCCGCATGAATGACGTAGCCAAGAAGTATGGGTATAATACGTGGAGTGATTGGCAGGACGCTTATTATGCCGCGAAAGATGCCGGCGATACGGCTAAAGTAGCCGAGATGGAGCCACAACTAAAAGAATTCCAAGCGCAAGCAAACGCTAATAGTGCTGAAGCCACTGCAAAAGCTAAGGGGTATGAAGATTATAGGCAAAATAACCTCATTTCTAAAAATATCAACCAAGACAATGGCAAGTTCTTAGGATCGGCGATTAACACATTGTCGACTGCAGTAGATATCACTGGCCTTGGTGCTACACCAGTTGCAAATGCCATCCAAGGTGCAGTTGAAGGCATCGCTGATGAACTTGAACAGAATGGTGGCAATATAGACTTCACACAAGCTCTTGAAAAAGGTGTCCAAGCAAAAAACTGGGATGATTTTAGTGTAGAAAGAGCTGGCCAAAATGCGCTTATTGGCGCCGCTACAGGTGCAGTCACCGGCTCACTTAATAAAAGTCTTAGCAATTCTCTCGCAAAGAAAGGTGGCAATCTATTCAAAGGGAATAATCCATTGACTGCAGGCATCAATAGGTTTGGCGCGAACCATCCAGTCATGTCAACTATAGCTACAGGTGCTGGTCGAGGCGCATTATCAGGCGCAGTCGGCGGAGCAACTGGTGCTGGCTTATCATCTGTTCTAAATGGCGTTGAAATTGGAGAGGGAATACAAAATACATTGCAAGGTGCAGCTCAAGGTGCAGCTCAAGGTGCCTGGACTGGTGCAACGATGGCTGGAGCTAATACTGCACTTAGTAAAACCCCTGGTGTTGGCAAATTCTACAATGAGTTGCAATCTACACAAGACCGCTGGAAAAAGAGTGGCAGTAACTTTGATGAACGCTTGGCCAATACAATCACTTCAGGTGATAGTAAAGTGGGCAATTACATAATGGATAAAGGTCTTGGCGGAGCTTTTGGTGTAGATAGTGGCACAGAAACTGGTGTGAGCAATCCAAACAATTATGGGGAAGTCCTGAATCGAGGTATGAACCAAGGGTTATCTGGCGATGAGCTTGGTGACGAACTCGCCAATTATTCTGGCTTACCGAAGTCTGTAAGTGGAGATGACCTTTATAGATTGGCACAAAATGATCCAGATTTGCAAAAAGCGATAGCTTATGTAGCCTCTCAGCAAGCAGAAGATGGTAGCAACCCGACTTATAATAGTGTTGCTGAAAATTCATGGGATGAAGTGCGCGCTCAATATGCACAGGCCAAGAACTACCAAGGCCCAGGTGACTACTTTGATAGTAACAATTCGCCCGAAACCGAAGTCTACCGCGCCCTTTCTGGCAACACAGGCAGCCAATGGGACAATCTCGCTCAAGAGGCTGGTTATAACAACTACGATGAAGTCGTGCAAGCGTTCCATGAAGCTAATCCAAATGCGCAGGTGAATGCTGGCGCAGTGCTTACATGGCTTGATAGCAACCCTGCAGAGGCGACTGCACCAGTCCAAACTAGCAAGCAAATAAAAGGTCAAAGAAAACTGATTGAGGAAATCACTAACCAATTCAATGCACCAGATAAGCCAACCGTCCGAGCTACTAAACCACAAGAAACGTTCAAAAATCTATACGAAAACTGGGGGTTGAGTGATGGTGACGATATTAGGCAAGCTATTTCGTATGCCGAGCCAGGCTCTCTAATCCCGAAAATGATTAGTGAAGCGGCCGGTGAGGCAGGGATAATTGACCTTAGTGATGCACAGAGCATGGTGTTAGATTTAGGCCTCAGGAAAAATTCTAACTACAAAAAGACAGTTGCCGTTCTGTCTGATATTTGGGACTCGATGCCAAATGAAGATATTGTTGGTGGTAAATCTGGTGTGAACGCTTTGAAGTTCCAAAGAGCAGTTGAATCTGCCGCAAGCGATGCTATGGGGACAAGTGGTGAATACCACATTGGCAACAATATTGTCGATCAAACAACTGCGCAGAACTTAATGCGAATTGCCAACAATATCGGTGACAAGCTTGATGAGGCAGCAACTGCTAAAGGAGCCGTGCAGAATGTGTTAAATAGACATTCCGCCGAAATTCAACAAATGCGTAATGCCTTCCCGAACAACGAGAAGTGGCAAAATGCGATAGACACTGAGATTTCTGGTGCGACTACTATTAGAGACTTACGGCACTCAATCAAAGACCTTACCAGAGCGAATATCTTTATAACTAATGGCGATGAAAACTTTAGCACAGTTGGTGGTAGAATGTCAGCAAGATACAATGATCTCCCAACCACGAAAGCTGGTGTCAGAAATAAAGCCGTGAACGCAGTATGGGATAAAATTGCCGATAGCAAACTAGCTAAAAATCTAAGGTTAAAGAGTTACGACAAACAGATGCGTGGTGACTCGGCCGAAACAACAGGCGTAGCTACTCAACCAACCGAAACTCCAACTCCAGCGACACCAGTTAATAACAATTACAATCCAACGACACAACTATTTAATGCGATTGGGCGAACTGAAGGCTTGACCAACGCCGAACAAGCTAGAACGGCCCAATATCTGACCAATGCTGTGGCAGAAGAAAATGGCACGCCTAAAGCGCCAAATGCGGGTGTTGGCTCACTCGAAGAGCTAGTTGCTCCACAGGCTTCTTCTACGACTTCAACTAGCGTGTATGATTCAGTTTATGGCACACCAACAACTACTACTGGTTCAAGCGCCTCGCAAACAACTAATTACTTCCAACCTACAGGCGATTATTGGACGGATATTCTAGCTAATGCAATGTCTAGGGCTATTGATGCTGATGACGTAACTGCCTTTGCATCATTATATGGCATGTATCAAGACGCATTATCGAAGATACAAAAACAAACTACCAGCACGCAAAAACTTTCGTCTACTCAACAGCGTGCTAATGCCGCTATGAATTCGCTTGAGCGTTTGAGCGGTATGACGCCAGACTTGGCATACAATTTGTCAAATATCCCGCTCATTGGTGGTATTGCAACGCTGGGTGGTAATGACTATGAGTCAGAAGCCAAGAGCCTAGCACAACAAATCGGTTACATGGTATCAGGTTCTAACATAAAGGACAGCGAAGCTGAAGCTATTGGCAAGTCTTATGTGCCTCAACCATGGGATAACGAACAGGTCCGGCAAAATAAGCTTCGCAGAGCTTACGAGATAATATCTCAATATCAAAACGGATACGCCGAATAACACACGAGCACGCTAGTCTTGACAATTAGCGTGCTTTTTGTTATAATCTAAACATAATTAACAAGCACTAAAAAAGGTGGAATTATGAAAACCGTAGCTAAAATTGTTTTTATTATAGCGGTGTTAGTCACCATTGGGGGAATTGGTAAAATAAATGACGATCTATCAAAAAGGACGGCTCCTTGTGACACTATGTTTAGCGCCGACTTGAAATCCGGTGAGCGATGTGTCAGGGCTGCGTTAAATGCTCATAATGAAGCGGTGAATTATGGGTGGGGAGCGACAATAATTAGTGCAATTGTTGGCTTAGTGGCTGGCGCTGCTATATTACCCACTGATGACAAGAATAACGCCGCTAAGTAATATTTGGTGGTCTGAAGCTGGTAGCTGAGATAGTGAAAGTAAGCGATGGTGAAGAAGGAACGGTTGAAGACCTTGTAGGGGGGTAAAAATTACAACGTGCAACTAATTTATCTTTGTCTTTACGAAAAACTGATAGCACCCAGAATTGGTCATATTCAAGTTCATCGCCCTCAATTGGGTCAGCGGCTTTATCAATACGATCAGCCACATAGCGGATGCCGTTGTATTCGATTGAAATTCGGTCCACAGCTCCGGCAATTGCGGGTGATGGTATTTCTCGGTCGATATAGAACGAATTTATTATGTTGCCACTCGTAGGGAATGTTTGAGATGGGAAATACACCACATAAGGCTTAGTGGTGCTAGCCTGTGCTATGGTTAGGTAATCTGAGTTTAGTATGAATTCGCTAGGTTTCGTCATAATATATCCTGTATTGAATTTTATGTGTTGAGCCCGACACTGCTGGTGGTCGGATGATAAATCTGTCTGTGTAAGATTCTACGGAGCTTTTGTCTACATAAATATTCGGCAATAGCACGCCAGTCAACGGTATTATTTCGTGGTAGTCTTGGCCGAAAGATTCTACCCAAAAAAGGGCTTGCGCGTGGTAACCTAGGTTATGCGTGATAGTAACAGGATCATACAACCCAGTCTGAGTGTTCCACACTACGTCTGCTGCGCCAGCTTTGTAGAGTTTTAGGTAATTATAATCAGTATTCAGAATAAATGTATTGGCGTTCTGACTAGTTTTACCTAGGTCTTTATGGACACCACTAGGCTCAAAACCCATAATTCGCACATAGAACGGGAAGTTCGTGGGATTAGATAGTGGGCCAGAGAATTGAGTGAATATAAGCTGTGTGTCATCAGCATGCACTGAAATCACGTCTTGGGTATAGCTTTGGCTTGACGGATCAACTACGCCGTTGATGCCAGAAAAAGAATGTGGTTCACTAAAATCAGCAGTTTTTGACCATACACCAGTTACAAGGGGGGCTATACCAATGGTATGTGGTATCGTGGCATTGCCATATTGGTTTGGTGTTAAGTAGGTTTCTTTGTAATATACGATTTTATCCATCTCGTAGTCGGTGTTTAGGTAAAAATCTCGTGGGTCTATCTTCTTTGCCATATTACTCACCCAACGCATCAAACACATTGCGCGCCTTTGTCACTGCTATTATTGGTTGACCGTTCTTATGAAAGCCAATTAGAATTCGTGGGACATTGTTTGGGTCGCTCAGGACGATGCCATATGTGCCATTTGATAGCTTGCCCTCTTGCAAGGCAGAACCACCATTTTGTGCAATAGCCTTGGTTTGATTTTCGGCGGCGATCTGTCGGAAGTTAGAATCTATTTGTTTCAAGGCGGACTTTAGGTCAGAGGTGCTTAGTATTGATTTGTAGTTTAACGCCATAATTACTCCTTATCTTAAGCGTTGGATTTCGCATGCCAGCGTGTGGCTCTTAAATATTACTGGCTCGAATGCTGCATGGTGTTGATAGCGAATTTGACAACGGTAGAATTGACCATTTATTTGTGGTATATGTGTCAGCTTAGTTGGTGTTACCACATTACCGTAGGCCGGTGGGTTGTCCCACACGTAAGATTCTTGAACAACGTTTTGGTTGAGTAGGTTGATTGAGTAAGCATATTTGACGTTATCTGTGAAGTCTAGGGCATAGCCACATTTGATAGTGTAATTCCCGGCCACGGTCGCGAACTCTGGGCGCCACTTAGTGATACGCTTCTTTTGAGATGGTGTGCCGAAATGTAAATAGGAAGTTTCTAGGTCGAAGTTGATAGGAGCGCCTAGGTCTGAAAATGCGTTAGTATTATTCTCATAGATAAATAGTTGGCCAAACACACTAGAGCCACAAATAAAGCGGTTTGAAGCAGTTTGACGGCCTATTGTGGCACTGATTGGAAGTCCGGTATCAAAGCTCTCCCAAAGTCTTAGGTTGATATTATACACGAGACATGAGTCATTAGTGCCATTGCCAAGGCTTGAGTAGAAAACATAAAGTCGGTTGTTGTAAAGCTCCAAGCGGATGGAGTCTTTACCATTGATGGCATCGTAGGTTTTTTGGATGGTATTTTGCGTAATGCTTGACTCACTTGAACCATCAAAGATATAAACGCCATCATCGTTGGCGTAATAAGCATAGTTTAAGTCGCAAACACATGATTCTTGCGAGTAGGTGCCATGTTGAGCGCTAGAAGCTTGCTGAGTCCATACATCTGCTGTTTGGCTATACATATAGTATTTATTGCGGCGTGTTAGGAAATACACTACACCACCGAGATTGAACATAGCGGTTAGTGGGTCGCCAGTCTTGATGGCCGGGAAGTTCTGCCTAAAGTCACGGTCGAATTTATCGTATGAATTAACTGCTTCAGCTGCGTGAGAAATACTTGTCACGGTTAGGCTCGTGCCAGCGATAGCAGTTACCTCGCCATAGTTGCCATTATCATCTAGGATCAAGTCACCTACGGCAATATCTGCAACGGCGTGGGTGGCACTAGTTGGGGTAAGCGTTGTCGTAGAAATAGTCGAAGTGGTAGTAGAGCCAGGCACGTATTCAGCAATCGCAGCGCTAGTTAGAAAATCTGCTTCAGGTGCGAATGCAAAACCATATGGGTAAGTCCAAATTGCCTGTGTAGTCGTGTCGGCATCGAAGTAAATAAGGTTATCTTGTGTGCCGGATAGGATATTTGAGGTCTTTATTGAGAGGTCTACACCAGTTTTAAGGTCGGTTGTTGCAATTGCACTATCGGCCCACGTGCTAGTATCGATAATATGTGGGGCTTCTTTGCCATCGGCATAGCGAATTTGATTAACGTTTTGCGAATAACGGACACGATCTACACCAGACGGCAGTTGTCGTATGCTTGTCACCGTGCCATTGGCCGCCATACGATATAGTGTGGTAACACCAAGGCTAGTTTTGAAAGTAAACAGCACGGTTTTAGTGCCATCTATATTAGCCTCGAATAGGCTAGTGACTTGACCTGGCGTAGCAGTATAGAGCTGATACATTGGCGTAGTGCCAGACGCACATGCAACCTTGAACACTTGTGCTCCAACTCCCTGTGTCCCAGCCTCAAGTGTCAGTGTGCCGCTCGGAGCTTCCTTAAAAACAAATTCAACGTCAGTCGGCGTGGTTGTGAGATTTGAAACACAGGAAGTGGCTACGACTTCGTTAGTGGCGTTTAGAAGAGATATTTGCAACACACCATAGTCAGTGGCATTGCTTGCTGCCACAGTTAGATGGATGGAGTAGATCGGGCTTGCGCTGGTGATGGCTAATGAGACATTTGTCGCATTTACCATTGTGTAGTTGACTGAGTAAGTGTCGGCGGCTTTAGTTTTGCCGATTGGCTCACAGAGTTGTGCGATGCCACGGCGGGTTTTGTATTCGCCAATACGGTCAAAGCGTGCGTTCTGCGCTAAGTAGATTTCATCGAAGTCCATCGTATCATTTGGTTTGTAGGTATAAATGCCTCTGGCGAAGTTTGTGGTGCTAGGCGAGGTTTTTTTAGTAGTTACACCAGTGGGGATTGGACGTGCTTTTGAGAAGTTAGATACGACCATCGGCATACCCTCCGAAATATGGCAGCTTTGCGGTATTTTGGGCAGTCAAGTTACCCGGTCCGTATCGTAGTTTCATATTTGTTAGGATTTGGTCTTGCTGATTGCGGTAGATTTGTGAGAAATCGAAGTTGTCACGGATTTCTTCTGCTCGTGCCATAGCGCCTAGTATTAAGGCCTCTATATATTGTGGTGGTATCGGTGTTTTATCGGTTGAGTTCACGAGTGGTAATGGGTTGGCTAAGTAGAGGTGGGTGACCTCGAAGCCTTCGTCATCGGGATCATGGCGTAATCGGTAAAAGAGTGTATTACCGAATACAGTATAAACGAAAGTGTGACGCTTGGTGTTTTTGAAATAATCTTCCGGTGCTAGGTATTGTAGTTCTTGACGTGGTTCTTTGCACTGTTTGGCGTAAATGTAAAAAGTGCCAGCATAGAATGGTGGGAGCATTACTTCACCATGAGCATCCGCAGTATATTTATCAATGCGTTGCATAAAAGGATATTTGTCTTCGCCAAGGATCTCATTTAGTGATTCATTTAGGAATATGGTGAGTGTGTCAGCATCAAATTCCTCATCCTGTAACCTCTTTCTGAGGATACCTATAAGAGTTTCGAGCGTGTAATTCTGCATTAGAATTTCCAACGCACCGCCATTAGTTTTATTATAGCATATTATGGGCTTTTAAGTGTTGTATTTTTATTTAAGGTTTGGTATAATAAGGATATCCTAATTTGTGAAAGTCATGGCCTTGCAAGGGGCCATTTCTTTTACCTATTGACTTTTCGTGGCATATAAGCTACAATAACAAGTATTAAAGCATGAGAGCTCGGATAAGTAAGGCGCAGCGATAGCGCCACTTAGCCGAGCCTTTTTGGCCGTAAGGGGGGAGTTGAAAGCAACTCGCGCGGGTTGTGGAAAACTCAATATAAATGTAAAAAATACTCAGGATCTACCGGGTGTGTTAATTCTGAGTGCTTGGAGGTAATCATGAGGGAGAAAAGCGTTTCATCAATATTGAATAATATTGAATATACAAATAGCTTAAAGAAGAATGAATATTCAAATATTGAATATAGAACAAAGCGTAATAAAAAGAATTACTCAGACAAAGCTGCACAACAAAAAGCTATGTATTTATCTAACAGATTCCAAAATCCTGGAGGTATTAAGTTTTACTTGAAGGTAGCATGGAACCTAACGGATAGCTACATAGACTGGTTGGTCGAGTATTCCTTTAAGAAAAAGGAACCAAGTAGATACTTTGTATCAGTGGCAAACAAAAAGATGCTCGAAAACAGATAACGTCTAATCTCCCCGCCAATAATATTAAAGTGGTGGAGAGAGAGGAAATATGAAAATATCAGAGGCGTTTGACCTTTACAAAACAAATTACTTACTCATTAAAGGATTGTCTAGACGGGTGTTGCAAGACAATGATTATGTGAAAGAGCGGTTGATCAAGATAGTAGGTGATAAACCTGTGGAAAAATTAACCATGGATGATATAGCTAAGTGGGCATCTAAGCTCCAGTATCGGACACTAGAAGATGGCACAATAACAGAAAGGAAACAGAACACTATTCGTAATGACCTCACAAGGTTAAAGATGGTGCTTAAATATTTGCGACTCAGAGGTATTGATTGTTTGTCACCAGAGCTAATCCCAGTCCCAAAACGTGAAGACGTGGTTAGACCATATCTAACTGCTGAAGAAGTTAGCCGGATGATTGACAATGCATATAGCTTAAGAAACAAGTTTATTGTTTCTTTTTTGTATTCATCTGGGGTAAGATTGTCAGAATTCTTGTCGCTTGATAGGGGTTCTATAGTTGATCGCAGGTTTACAGTTGTAGGCAAAGGTCGCAAAGCTAGGCTCTGTTTTATTGATGAGCGCACAGAAAATTTAATGCGAGAGTATCTAGCGTCTAGGTGCGATAGCTGCCCAGCGTTGGTAGTCTCTAATATGCACAAAGATCGGATGACGCCGACAAATGTGCAACTTTTGATAAAAAATACAGCCGAGAGAGCTGGTATAGATAAGAGAGTATCACCACACATACTGCGTCATTCATTCGCCACAAACTTCATTCAGAATAATGGGAATATCAGGTATCTTAGTGCCATGTTAGGGCATGCCTCAGTTACCACTACTACGATATACACCCACATAGTCGATAATGACCTGGAGTTCCAGTATCGGGCGTTCCACTCTATTAGGAGCCAAAGTTATGCACAGCTAGGCCAAAACCATACCCATTATGCTATTGACAAATTAAGCGCCTTGGGTTACAATTAAAGTATCAAAATGTGAACTTTCACAAGTTAGGATGCGGTTAATCAGAACAAACCTGGTGGAGTATGCGGGACTCGAACCCGCGACCTATTGATTGCGAACCAATCGCTCTACCATCTGAGCTAATACCCCGAAACTTGCATGGGGCTGGCCGATAAAGCAATGCGAATGCATCACTCTAGCAGATAAATACACGCAGAGGACACGCGACTTTAGAGACCTCAATTAGCAAAGATTGACTGAATCAAAGCTGATAAGAGGTCTATTTTGATAGAACTTATCCGAGCTCTCATGCTTTAAGGAGCACGGAGGCACATTAACAATTTGGAATCGTTTGCACAGTTTATGAGGTTACAACCCGAAGAATAGGCGGTAACCTATTAGCTTTTTACCTATCTGAGAATAAAGTTTTCGTGAATGAAAAACCTAAACTAATGTGAAAATTCGATTTTTAGCATGTAAATGCTTGCTTTGAATAAATCTCTATGATTTTTAGTAGCCTCATAAGTCGTGCAAATGATTGCACGAAGCCTTCCTACATTAATAGTCAGGTGGACTAGACTGGATCATTCCTAGTCCACCTTTCTTCGCAAAATAATAAAGAAAGGAGTGTAGATGGACACAGACACGGTGGACTGCATTGACCTGGTTACAATCCAGATCAAGGCGTTTAACGAAGGATACGAACTCGGCCGCAAGGCTGCAGAACAAATTTATAAATAAGGTGGAAAGTGGAAGTGGTGCTAAGCATGGGGGCTTAGTCAAACGGGCCAACATTAAACCGAGGCCACTTCCATCTATATTGGCTTGGCGGATTATCCACCTATGCCGCCAAGCACCAATAAAAGGAGTTAAGGAAATGAGTTGGAATGATTATGACGAAATAAACTTAGGGCCACAGCATGAAGCTGAAAGGATCCTACAGGAAGAAATCCAACGAGAAAAGCTAGACGCCGAACTTGGCGAGATAGCAGAGGGAGAATAAATGAAAATTAAAGTTGACTATACACAAAATAGTGAAGCGCTCGAATTTACAGCGCTCGATAATGGCAGGGTCATAAGCTATGGCCGGAGCCTTCCATTTTAGGAGCGATTATGAGTAAAACAAATGAAATTGCAACGAAGACGGAGCAGGTAGAGCTAACAAGCCCTAGCGATATCATGAATTTCGCTACTAACCTGCGTGACCTGATTGTGCAAAACAAGCTATTCACTGCCATAAAAGGTAAGAATTATGTAAACGTGGAAGGTTGGCAGATTGCTGGCGCATTCACCGGCACATTCCCGATAGTGGAAAGCGTAGAGAACTTAAGCGATGACAAATGCATCCGCTACCGCGCCGAGGTGAGCCTGCGCGACAAAGACGGCAACAAAGTCGGCTATGGTGTGGCGATTTGCACCAACAAGGAAGCTGGCAAGACTGGTTTTGACGAGTATGCCGTAGCCTCGATGGCGCAAACGCGTGCTGTAGGTAAGGCTTACCGTATGAAAATTGGTTGGCTACTTAAAGTTGCTGGCTATGAAACTACACCAGCCGAAGAGATGGACGCCGTAGCGGCAGAAGTCGTAGAAGAAAGACCGAAAACTGCGAGCAAGGTTAATTTCAGAGAGATTAGAGAAAAATTAGCTGAGATTGATAGCCTTGATGAGCTGAACAAATATTGGCACAGCTTAAACCTGTCTGACGCGCAAGCCGAGATTGTAAAGTCCGACTTCGCGGCAAAGAAAATTAAATTAACTATTGAAGGGAAATAACCATGGAGAAAAATAAAACAAACACGAAAATCAAAAACGCACTTTTAGCTATTGTCGGCGTCCCGATGACTATTATCATGGCCTCGGAGATATCAAACCCGGCCTATTGGTGGATACAAGCGGTCGCCGCAATAGCGGTGTTCATAATAATTAAAGTTGCATTAGGAGGTAATAATGAGTGGGACTAAACTTGGTGGTCAAAGGGCCGCTAAAACTAACAAAAAAATTCATGGAGAAGACTTTTATGCTCGCATCGGCCAAAAGGGTGGTCGTAACGGTCATACCGGCGGTTTTGCATCGGACGTAGTGGGCAAAGACGGCTTAACTGGCCGTGAGCGGGCAAAAAGAGCCGGGCAAATTGGTGGGCTGGTTTCTCGCCGAGGAACTGCATTGCGCGATGAGGAAGGTAATGCGATCACAAAAGAAGGTAAAAAATATGCTTACCCCAAAAATGTGAAACGACCAAGAAAATGCCCAACTGAAGTGCCAACTCCAGAGCATGGGAAAAAAGAAAGTATCCGTTTGTGGCAACGGTTATTCAGTGGGGCCAAACATGCGTAGAGTGAGCGCTATTCCTTTGGAAGAGGATGAGCAAATCGCTTTTGTGCAGTGGTGTCGATTGAACCATATCATTGTCCACCATAGCGGGAACGAATTATGTGGTTCAACCGCCGCAATCAAAGCCCGTGGCATAAAAATGAAGAAAATGGGGACTAGCAAGGGCTTCCCCGACTTATTGTTATTCATCCCGGTCTATGGGGCTACCGGTGAAGTTGATTGCTACCAAATGTGCGCCATTGAGATGAAACGACAAAAAGATTCTACCACCTCGCCAGAGCAAAAGGAATGGTTAAAAATATTAGAGGCATCTGGCGCAGTTTGCGCTGTATGTAAGGGTGCCGCGAAGGCGATCGAGTTCATAGAAGCGGTCAGAAAGGGAATAAACGAATGAGTTTTAGTTGGGAGAGTGCCTTATGTTGGTATTTGGCAGGTGCAGTATTCGGCTTGAATATCGCTGGCTTTCTCGTGCAGGACGAAACGCTATTATTGGTATTTTTAATTATCGTTCTAGGGTTTCTCGTTGCCGAGTTATGCATTCTTCTTTGGGTAATTATAAGGAGTAGTGATGATAATAATATCTAAACACGCTAGAGAAAGGCTAGTTCAACGCCGTGGTGTAAAGCATATGCAGCGCCACATAAATAAAATTCAGGGTTGGGGATTGCCAACTGATGGGGATACCTGGCACAAAGGTTTTATATATATCACAAGGGGCGGGGTCTTAGTAACTGTGTTAAAGGACAACAAATACTTCAGACAACTAAGGGGGGTAAATGATAATTGACCATAACCACCCCGAATACGCTAAGCTACGCCGTAAAATACCGAAAGGCAAATACAACGGCTGTTGGTATTATTCGCACGAGATTGTGGACAATATAATACCGCGCGTTAAGACTTGGCGTGGTTGGAACACGGTAGGTCGTGAGCTTACCGGTATGCAGGACCATATGATCGTATTTCTGCACGATAACTCCACGCCATGGCACTATGATTGGCTCAAGAAGTATGATGACTTGGTTTTGTTGTGTTCTAGTGAATATACGGCCAACTCGGTGGCTTATTCTGGCCACGTAGTATTGTTGCCTATGTCAATTGACACGGAGTATGTAAAACAATTTAGGACAAAGAAAACTAAAGGTACCTGCTTTGTCGGTAACGTATGGGTGAAAGCCAATACAACTACGAGGGTTACCGGCAAAGTTGATTTCTTTAGCTCGCTCCCTAGAGAGAAGCTACTAAAAGAAGTCGCTAAATATAAAAAATGCTTCGCCATCGACAGGTGCGCGCAAGAGTGCCAGGTTTTAGGGTGCGAACTCTTGCCACTCCAGACGAGCTACCATTGCGATAGTTTTAAGGTGCTAGACAATCGCGATGCGGCTAAGTTATTGCAGGCAGAGCTAGACAAAATTGACAAGGAGGTAAATGAGCGAATACAGGGTGATGCGCGCTGATAACGTGTATCAGATACAGAAGAAAATGTATGGTAAGTGGGAGTTCGTGGGCGAGTTTGAAGATATTAATGCCGCCAAGAAGATGGTGCGCGATTTAAGGAAAGGAGAAATTCGTGGCTAATATTTCAGATTTAAGGTTTGACGATAAGAACTTCAATGCTCATACCGAGTATGGTATGCCTTATGAGCAGGGTGAAGCTCCCGGCGTTTCTTGAGGATATGCCTAACGGCCCTCATAAGCGTGACGAGATTAGAAGATATAAGAAACTATTAAAGAAAAGAAAGGAGAAGAATGAATAAATGGGAACCATATTTCAAACCAACCACTAAGATCCACGATTCAGGGTTTAGGTGTTTTGAATGTGGGTATTTAGTGTTAGGAGATGATAAAAAGGCAGAGAAGAAGGTTGTAATTGCGCGTGGAGTAGACCATATATCTAATTGGCTTTTTAGCCCTACTGGTGGTGAGGGTGTTGAATTCGATATGGATTTGTTGCGAGATGGCAATATCCGGCTCTTTAACCATAAATACCCTCTATTTTGGGAAATACCAGGGTTTTCTGACGCTACCATTACGCCACAAAAATACAATCGTGATCCGTTTCACGATTTCGATAAACTAGACGAATTATGGGAGAAACAGAATGAAACTACGAAATAAAAAGACGGGGGAGATAGTATATGCCACTATGATGGCTTCGTATGGCGGTGGAGAACTCCAAATTCGCTACTATCCTGTGGATAGAGCAGAAGACACGCGATCTAAGGAGTATCGTTCTATCTCCGAACTCAACGCAGAGTGGGAAGATTACGAAGAGCCGAAAGTTTATTATTACATATCAGATTTTGGTGCTATTCGTGAATGTGAAATTGGCAAATTCCCAGAAGATGAAGAAGATAGAAAACAAATTGGCAACTACTTTGAAACACGAGAAGAAACCGAGAAAGCAGTGGAACGCTTGCGTGCTTGGAAACGGCTGGAAGATAAAGGGTTCAGGTTTATTCCCGAAGCCTCTTATGTAGAACAAACGGGAGAAACAGAGGGTGGTATGATGTTTATAGCCTGCACTATGAATGATTATCGTGATTTTGCATATGGAGATAACGCTGATATAAAATTGCTGTTTTCACAGGAGGTGAAACATGAAATGCATCTGTAAAAAGTGCGGCAAAGTAAATATATTTCCGGATGGGATTAACCCTGAAACCTACGGATGGACTTTTATGCCAGATGGTACTATGTGGTGTTATAGCTGTGAGCCAGAAGGGAGTGAAGAATGAAGGTTGAGATTAGGGCAGAGGGGGTGAATGAAGATGCCATCAAGATTTTACTAAAAGCCATCAAGAAATTATATCGTCCGTATGAGGAGCATTATTATGGGTTGGAAAACTTTAATGTCAAGATAGGAGGCGAAGAATGAACAAATTTGAACGCTACAATGGGGAACTTCATAATATTGAGCCAACACTACAAAACAGAACAGTAGCAGAGCAGATTGATGATTACCAAATGAGAATATATGAGTTGATGAAACACGCATATCCCCAAATGGTAGGTTATACAGCAGAATGTCATGAATGTATAGATGATAATGGTGATTTAGATATCCATACAAAATTCTTTATGCATAGACCAGAAGGAGGTGAAGAATGAGTAGAGAAATAAAATTTCGGGTTTGGTTTAAGCCAACCGCAAAGTACAGAGCCGATTTTGAAGATAGATACCACCATAAGCTAGAAGATTTGTACTCCACAATATACACCCAAGATGACTTCCTAGACGATACCTGGTGTGATATTGACGATTACGATAGTATTGTTTTTGAGCAATACACAGGGCTTAAAGACAAGAACGGCAAAGAGATTTACGAGGGGGATATTCTGGAAACTTGTTGTGGGAAAACGGAAGTATATTTTGATGATGAGCTCTTAATGTATAAGATTAAGGCAAGACACGGTGGAACAATGCCACTTGTTAGTAAAAAATCAAAAAGACACTTTGACTATGAAATTATCGGCAACATACATGAATCAAATATGGAGGGCTTATAATGGCAAATGAACAAAACTTGAGACCATCAGAGTACCAGCTAAGCCAAGAAGAAGCGAAGAAAGGGGGTATCAATTCCGGCAAGGCTCGCCGCGAGAAACGAGATCGCCACAAACGCATACAGGAGCTATTTGCGTTGGCTGTCCAAGACCCGAAGCTTAAAGCAAACCTTGAGAAGATGGGCATTGACGTCACGGATGCCGATTTGGAAACTGCTGCTGATGCGCGCGTTATGGTCGAGCTATTACGCAAGGGCGACTACAAGGCCTGGCAAGCTATGAAGGCCGAGGCTTATGGCCCGCTAGCAACTAAGAGCGAAGTTGAAGTGTCCGGTGAGGTTAGTGGTATCACGATCAATGTAAAAAACTTTAGCAAAGGAGAAAAATAATGTTCCAAATAATCTTAATTTTAATATTGGTGGTTTTAGCTGCGTTCGCGCCAAAAATTATCGCTAGTTGTGTAAATATTTTTAGTTTGGAGAATGACGAAAAATGTAAAGAGATTGGTGAAAAGTGCAAATTGCCTGTGTGGGTGTCTACTATATTTTTGGTTTTAGTGCTTCTTGCAACGGCCACTGTTAGAGTAGTGCCTACTGGTAAGGTTGGAGTCAAAACTACATTTGGTGTTGTATCTGGGCGTGCCGGTGAAGGGCTTAATTTGATTGCACCATGGGAAGACATTATATCTATGAATACTAAAATCCAGAAACAATCCTTTACGGAACTAAGCGCTTCGACAAAAGACGCACAATCTATTTCAAATATCAGTATTGATGTAAATTACAAACTGAACCCAGAGAAAGCCGAAGAGATTTTTGCTACTGTGGGGGAAAATTACCAAGGTACTTTAATATCGCCACTTTTGACTCAATTCATCAAAGATAGACTAGCTCTTTATGATGCCGAGAGCCTAGTAACTGAGAGAAATAAAATTGTCGATGATATTACGATTCAACTTCAGGAAAATCTTAAAGAATATGGGGTTGATATAGTCGCCGTTTCTTTAGTAAATTATGATTTTTCTCCAGATTTTAATTCTGCCCTTGAAAGGAAAGCTGTTGCTGCCAAGGAAATCGAGACTGCTAAAAACAATCAAGAGAAGGCAAAAGTAGAAGCTGAAACCAACCGAATCAAGAGCGAGCAACTTACGGAGGCAGTACTGATGGAAAAGCTTATAGATGCCATCCGTAGTGGCAACGGGACTTATGTTATAGACACCAGTAATCTTTCTATAAGTGTGAGATAGGGACAGAATATGAAGGAACTAGAAGAAGAAATAGCGCGATTGCAGTGTGAGAATGCTTATCTGCGCGGAGAAATTATTGCTTATGAAAAATTCCTGAAGATGAAAGGCTACATACATGAAACCGAAGATAGTTTTTGAAAAACAGTGGTCGGATGAATTCCAAGAAGAGGTTTTAGTGCCAATTGAGGTTAATGAATTTTATGAGGAAGAAACAAATGGATATGGACGAAATAAAGAAAATGATTAGTGAAGCGTTCGAGCGAGAGAAAGAAAATCCCCGCAACAAGTATGGGTTCGTAGGGGACGATGGCAAGGTATATCTTGAGTATTGCCCAAAGTGTGGCAAGGAAAACCACGCGTTCTTTGTAGCAAGGGGAAAATGTTGTTGGTGTGGGTATAAGGGTAAACCGGAGGACGTGAATGGAAGCGCAGATTGACATATATAACGGCGATTGTCTAGAAGAACTCAAACGATTCAGCCCGAACAGTGTAGACGCCATTGTTACTGACCCACCGTATGAGCTTAATTTTATGGGCAACGGTTGGGACAATGCTGGGGTGAGCTTTCAAAAAGAAACTTGGGGAAAGTGTTTACGCGTGTTAAAACCCGGTGGTTATTTATTGGCATTTGGTGGCACTAGGACCTACCATAGAATAGCGTGTGCTATTGAGGATGCCGGGTTCGAGATTCGTGACTGTATTGTGTGGTTGTATGGTAGTGGCTTCCCTAAGAGTATGAACATAGGTCTTGCGGTTGATAAGAAGTTAGGGAATAAAAGCAAAGTTATAGGTACACAAACAGTACCAGATATTCGTGGGGATGCTTTCGGCACTATGAATGAAAAGCAGGGAGGTAGTTATAAAAACATAACTAGAGAGATAAAGGAAGCCCAGAACGAGTGGAAAGGTTGGGGAACAGCACTTAAACCGAGTTACGAACCTATTATAGTAGCAAGAAAGCCGTTTAAGGGGAGCTTGGTTGATAATGTTATGAAATATGGTGTTGGTGGAATAAATATTGATGAGTGCAGAGTAAGCCCAACAGGCGAAAAGTTAGGTAGAAATAATCATGTAAATACTTATGGCGGTGTTGCTTTGCATACAAGTAACACTCCAGGACTTGACCAATCAGATAAACCAGACAATGGCAGATTCCCTGCTAATACAATATTGGATACTAAGGAAGGCGAAGAATGGCGTAGATACTTTTATTGTTCAAAAGCCAGCAAAAAAGATAGAGATGAAGGATTAGATGAGTTTGAAGAAAAAAAGATATATGGAGATGATATGAAGTGGGGATATGGCAATACTAATGGAGACAATTTTGGCGATAGAATAGCAAATGTTAAAAGACGTAACACCCATCCAACTGTAAAACCAACAGCTCTTATGCAATACTTGGTTAGATTGGTTGCTCCGAAAGGTGCTACTATTTTAGATCCGTTTATGGGTAGTGGATCTACCGGCAAGGCTGTTATGTATGAGAACAAAGAACGCAATGCCAACTATAAGTTCATCGGCATCGAAAAAGATCCAGAATACTGCGAGATAGCTAAGGCGCGGATAGAATATGCAAAAGGAGGGCAATGGAAGCTGTTATAGACATACCGGACGCATTTATCGAACTAGTATCGCCTAGCAATAAGTGGCGGCACATTGTCTACCACGGTGGTCGTTCATCCGGCAAGTCTACTACTGTTGCTACGGTCTTGGCCGCGCTCGCTACGCAAAGCAAGTTGCGCATCTTATGTTGCCGCGAGGTGCAGAACTCTATTGCTGACTCGGTGCATAAGTTACTCGCTGACGTGATAATGAAATACAAATTGCCAGGTTGGGAGATTGGACGCGAGTATATCAGAAACCGTAACGGCTCAGAGTTTATATTCCGTGGCGTGCGTGGTAACGCTCAGAGCATTAAGTCGCTTGAGGGCATTGACATTTGTTGGTGCGAGGAAGCGCAGTCAATCTCTATGGAGTCCATCGACATACTTATCCCGACCATTCGTAAGGCTGGTTCATACTTTATTTGGACGTTTAACCGCCTTAGCGAGAATGATCCTGTATGGGAACGCATCGCCAGCAAGCCTGATGAGCGAACCTATGTTCGGCAGGTCAATAGCAACGAGATTGAAAGCCTTTTGTCAGAGGAAGTCTTGCACGAGCGCGAGAAGATGCGCAAAGAAAACCCGGAGCTATTCGCGCACGTTTGGCTTGGCCAACCACTTACGGTTACAACCGGCTCGATCTATGGCAAGCAACTAGCCCAAGCTCGTGAAGATGGGCGCATTGGTAAGGTGCCTTATGATGGCTCTGCGCCGGTTTATGCCGCACTAGACCTTGGTGTTGGTGATTCTACGGCTATCTGTATATTCCAGACCGTTGGGCAAGAGATTCACTTCATTGACTACTACGAGAGCGCCGGGGAGGACTTGGCTCACTATATTAACGTGTTAGCCAACAAGCCGTGGGAGTACCGACAGATATTCTTGCCACACGATGCCAAGGCGAGAGAGCTCCAGACTGGCAAGACGCGCGAGGAATTCTTTAGAGACCATGGCTATGCCAACGTTACGGTCTTGCGCCCGTCCCGCTATACTTTTGGTATTGATGACATCAACATGACTTCCCGGCCAAAGTTTAGTCGGTGTTGGTTTGATCAGGACAAGTGCGCTCGGCTTTTGGAGTGTTTGGCGGCCTATCATTATGAGTATGACGAAAAGAATAGGTTACTTAAGGACCGTCCGCTTCACGACTGGTCTAGCCACGCGGCCGATGCTTTTATGTATTCGCTTATCGCCGAGACCGAGCAGATAGAGGTGCAGGCGCAAGTTAAGTTCCGCACGTTTACGCCAAAGGCGTTCTCTGGCGAACAGACAACAGGATTTTAAGGAGGTATAAATGCGACCAAAATTGACAATTATTATGCCAATATACAATGCTAAAGACACGCTAGCGCGTGCGTTGCATAGTATGCCATTGTCAGAGCGATACCAGATTATTTTAATTGACGATGGCTCTACTGACGGTTCATGGCGCATAGCGCTGGATTGGTTTGACGCCCACTACGATCTAATGCACCGAAGCTCGATTGTGCATCGCTGGTCCGACAATCATGGTGTAGCTGCGGCTATGAACTTAGGGTTTAGCTTAGCTGATGGTGATTATATCGTGAGCTTGTCTAGCGATGACTACTATTTAACAGGCTTTTTTGAGTTTGACCCTTATTTAGACGGCAAGAACGATCTCGTGTACTTTAATTTGGAGGTCAACGATGGCTCTGTGTGGCATGTAGACGAGCAGACTAAAAAAGAATATGTCGGCGCGGTGAAGTTTATTCGCCGGGAGTTTTTAGGCGATACGAGAGTGCCAAGCAGGAAGTATAAAGAAGACTTGCCATTTAGCCAAGCGCTCTATGCTAAGCACCCAAAGGAGGTATTCACTGGTATTGTGCTAAAACACTATTCTTGGCCACGCGAAGGCAGTTTATCGTGGCAAGCGACACAAGATTATGCAAATGATCGCGAATTGTGGGCAAAAAATAGCGGCAACGAATAACTTTTGTTTAATTTTTAACTTATTTGGTGTATAATAATGATATATGGCGGTGCGTTTGGCAACATTGTGGCTGAACGTGAAACAAAATCTAGAAAAGACGCAAACTTGCAGAAATGGCTGCAAAAGTTTGACGACTCTTGGCTTTATGCACAACAAAACTACCATCAGAGATGGGAAAGAAACTGGAAACTCTATCACAATATCCGTGTGAAACGCTCGCACGATGGTGTGGTTAAGACTTTTGTGCCAATGGTGAACTCCACCGTGAATACTTTGGTGGCGGCACTCTTTAATAACAACCCTAGCGTAAAATACATACCAAACCATCCGGACCAGGAAGCCGATACTGCGGTGCTTAATGAAATCTATGATGATTTTGCGCGCAAAGACAATTGGGTGCAGAAGAACAAAGCCAATGGCAAGCAAGGACTTATCACCGGCAACTTCGCCTGCTTTTATGAATGGAAAGACGACAAGGAAGGTGGTTACGTCCATAAGGAAGTAGTACCAATTCGTGATATGATTATCGACCCGCAGAGCCATTCCTATCGTGATTGGCGCTATGTGGGGCGTAGATATTTTGCGTCTAAAAAGGCATTGAAGCAAGAAAAGTGTTGGGACTTTGAAAAGCAAAAAGAAGTCAAACGCTTCAAAAACCTTGACGATGTACAACCGTCTGGTTCGCTCACTGATTATGAGTCTGATAAGGTGAAGAAAGATCAAGCTATTGGCGCTACTGCGCCTGGTGATGGTGATATTGTCGAATGTGTGGAGATTTGGACGCGCTCCAAAGTGGTAGTTATTGCCAACCGTAACACTATTATTGAAGAAAAAGAAAATCCGTATTATAGGTTAGAAAAAGCCCACTTTGAGCGTCAAAAGGCCGAGTTTGATCTTGATATGTTGCAATATGAGCAAGACTTAGCCAATTGGAACGCCGACCGGCAGTTACAACTTACCCTTTATGGCCAAGATATTGGCGAATATCCGGTAGAAAAGCCAGAGTTTAAGGCTGACTTTAACGAAGAAATGGCCGGGTTTTTGCCGTTTGCGCATGGCCGTGATTATGAAGATATATCTTTGACTTATGGCGATTCTGACGTGGACATTATTGCCGACCAGCAAGAGCTCTTAAACGATATGACCGAGCTTAATATCGAAGCCGTGCTATATACCCTTTACCCAGAAAAGACGCTTGATCCAAAGTATGCCAACTGGGCCAATGACTTAAACCCACGACCGGGCAAGGTTTACCCACTACCAGCTGGCGCTATGATTTGGAATACACCACCAGCAGTGCCAACCAATGCGTTTAACGAGCGTTTGAATATTAAAGCTGAGATGCGCGAAGCTGTGTCGGTGTCCGAAGTGAACAAGGGCGTGGCAATGACCGATAAGACCACTGCTACTGAGATTAAGGCGCAGATGGGACAAGCTGACCAACGTATCACCGAAAAGGCACAAACACTTGCCAACGACTTCTTCTTCCAGGAAGCCAAAATCGTGCTCAAAATGTTGCAACTTTACGCGCCAGAAAAGCTCTATGTGCGTACTATCCAAGACGCGAATGTGTCGTTTGAAAAGGTTGATATGAGCCGATTTGTGGGCGACTATACGCCAATGGTGACCTTGGACATCCAAAAGAAATACGAAGAAGCCCAACAACAGCAAGCCTACATGGATGCATACCAGATGATTATTCAAGACCCAACCAACAACCTATTGGCTGCCAAGCAAATCTTATACAAGAAGATGATGCCGAGCCTCACAGACGAGGAAATCGAACAAATAATAACACCGGTGAATAGCCCTGATGCAAGTACGCCAGTGGCGGTGCCGGATAATGAGCAACAATTAGCTGGTGTGTCAGAAATGACGCCAGAGGAAGGAGTGTTAAGTGGAAACGTTGCCTAAAGAAAAGAAATGGTCAAAGACCGATAAACAAGAGTTAAAAAAGGTGTTCGAGACCGAAATTGCTAAAAAGTATTTGGAGCGTCTTAAAGACTCAAAAGACGAGCTTTTGAAGGCTTCTATGGGCTCAATTAGCCGTGATGAGGCGTTTAGGTACTCATGTATTGCCAATGGTGTTTATTCTGTCTTAGAAGACATTGAAATGATGACCAATCTAGAAGAAAAGGAGGGCGCCGCAAAGAATAAATAATCTCTTTGGGCTGTGTGGATAGGTGGCCACCAACCCAGCACCTAATAAAATTAAAAGAACTCATGTGTTCTAGGAGCAAAGGTGCTCCCGCATCGCCAATGTGACCAAGGTGCTGGACTGGTGGGGTATAACCCCACAGCGAAACATTAACAACAAGGAGAATTGTTTATGGATGAAACTGTAAACGAACCACTGGTATTTGAAGAGTCGGATTTTGCGGACGACCAAACTTCAAACACTAGCAGTCCAGCAGTCGAGGAACCCATTGAACAGCCGACTAGCGAGAATGACGCTACGGAGTCAACGGATGACACGACTAACGCAAACGAGTCACAAACCGGCGATGAGGTGGAAGAGTTCTTGGCGAAAAAAGGTATCAAATTAGACGATCCGGATGCGCTCCGTAAAGTCGCTAATATGTACCGAAATGTCGAGAAAGACTATGGTAAAAAGTCACAGGAGAAAGCACAGCTTGAAAGGCAACTTGAGCAACTAAATGCCCAACAAATGCCAAAAGTTCCTAGTGCTGATCCTATGGAGCGAGTACAAGCTCTAGAAAGGCAGTTAGCCGCCGATAGGCAACTAGCGGCCGTAAAGGATTGGAAAGCAGCCAAAAATCTATCTCCAGAAGTAGAGGCAAAAATGGTCGAGTTCTTGAGCCAACCTTTAGAGGCAAATGGCGTCAAGCAAACCGACAATAACGGCAACCCATTGACTAAGATGTTCTTGGTGCAAGCCGGTGCCTTGTCTTATGATGACGTTTTTAGAGCCGTTGGTGGTGATAGCTTCAAAGCTGATGCCGTCAAGGAAGAGCTAAAAGCGGCAGTTGCTAATGAAATCGCAGCCAAGCAAAGTGCAAAAAGTCCTACGTCCTTAGCGACCGACTCCACGCAATTTGCTAAACCGACTACGGCTGACGATGAATTTGTTGCCGGATTATTCGATAACTAACTCATAGGTTTAGCCAAAAATCGGTAGTTTACTATCATTTAACTTTTGGAGAAATTAAAATGACTGTTAATTTAGCCCTCAAGTATGCGGACCAGTTAGACCAGTTATGGACGCACGCTTCTTACACAGACAACTGGGTAAACAAAAAATACTCCTTTGATGGCGTAGATACCGTCAAGGTTTACACCGTCACTTCAGTAGCTCCTGGTGACTACAACCGTGAGTCAACCGGTGACCGCTTTGGTGGCAATGCTGAACTTCAAGACACCATCGCTACGTTCCAACTTACCAAAGACAAGAGCTTTAAGATTGCTATTGACCGCGGTAACTACGAACAACAGATGCGTGCCAAAAAAGCTGGCGAAGTCATGCGCATTCAGATGAACGAACAAGTCATCCCAATGATTGATAAAGACCGCTTGGCAACTGCTGCTGCTGGTGCAACCGCAGTGTCACAGGCTGTTAATATGACTTCAAACGCTTACACAGACTTGCTCAAGTGCCAAGAATATCTTGACGAATGCAAGGCTCCTGTGGACGGCCGCGTCATTTGGATCAGCCCAGCTGAATACAATGCTGTCAAAGAGAAAATCACCACCACCATCTTGGCTTCTGGCTACAATGATAAGCTAGTTGGCAAGGGCTTCGTTGGTGAGCTCGATGGCGTGCCAGTAGTAAAGGTCCCAACCAGCTACTTCCCAACCGGTGTTAAGGCTATTGTCTGCCACCGTGATGCACTCCTTGGTGTACGCCAAGTCACCGAAACTCGTATCATCACTGACTCTGAGTTCGTGTCTGGTTCTATCTTACTTGGTCGCTTCATCTTTGGCTCATTCATCTTGAAAGCCAAAAAGAATGGTGTAGCTTCCATCGTTGATGGCACCGCAGTTTCTAGCTAGTCTATTTAGAAGCTAGTAACACAAAACCCCCACTTGACAATGAGTGGGGGCTTT